AATACCATATATGGATGTCTTTTTTTATTGAAGCTTATATGACCATCAAAAAGCCTATTCAATTTCCGGTTAACTGGTCGCCTTACCCATACCAGGTTCCGTTATGGAATTACCTGGAGGGCGGTGGCAAGCGGGCGGTTGCGGTATGGCACCGTCGGGCAGGCAAGGATATTGTGGGCATCAACTGGATCACGGCCTCGGCTTTAAAAGACCCTGGGGTGTACTGGTACGTGTTCCCGACGGAAGAACAGGCCAAGACCACGATCTGGGACGGCATGACCCTGGAGGGGCGGCCTTACCTGTCCTATATTCCTGAAGGATTGCTTGCCTCCCAAAGTTTATCCAAACTCCGCATTGAATTGAAGAATGGCTCGATCATCCAGTTTGTCGGCGCAAGCGCGCCGTCACGGTTACGGGGCGCGGGCATTAAGGGGGCGGTGCTTTCCGAATATTCCTTCCAGAATCCCAAAGCGTTTTTAGCGGTCATCCAGCCCATGATGGTGCGCTCCAACGGATGGCTGTTGTTCCTCTACACGCCTTCTGACGACCCGAAGAAGCCCCATGGGGAGGACATCTACCGCAAGAGCCTGGGATTGGAGGGGTATTTCGTGGAACTTCTTACTATTGAGGACACGTTTGATCACGAAGGCGCGCCTTTAGTGCGCGTTGAGCAGCTAGAGGCTTTACGGGCGGAAGGGATGACGGAAGCGCAAGTCCGGCGGGAGTTTTACTGTGACTTTGAGGCTTATAAATACACAGGCCTCCAGGAAGGCAGCACCTTCGGGGCGTCACTCCGGCAAGCCGAAGCGGAAGGGCGAATTGCCGATGTTCCTTATAATCCGGCTTATAAGGTCAACACCTATGGGGATGTGGGGGTTGTGGACTATACGGCCATTTGGTTCGTGCAGGAGACCACAGAATCGGTCAACGTGGTCGATTTCTTTATCTCCCGTGGCAAGGATATGGAATTTTACCTCAACCATTTACGCCTCCGCCCGTATACATACGGCAAGAACGTCCTGCCCCATGATATGGGGCGGCGTCAGGTTCCTGTGCTCGATACACGCTTGAGCCAATGCAATGAGGTTGCTAAAAAGCTGGGATTTGACCCTTTCCACTTGGGCTTGCGGTATCAACGGGAAGAAATGATCGGCAAATCGCGGGCATTTTTGGGGCATTGTCGCATTGATGCGCACAAGTGCCATGCGGGCATCCAGGGGTTGTATGAGTTCGATGCCTCCAAGCGAACAACATACGCTGCCTCCACGCGGGCAACAGACATTGCAGAAGCCTTTTGTTATATGGCCATGGATGCAAAATCAGGCGCGATGCGTGACAGCCTTTCAGAGCGATTGAGGTCTTTAAAATCAAGGCAAACAATTTCCGATTATAACGTTTTAGAATTTTGAAGAGGTTAGATAAGCCAGATGGGATTTTTTGGGTTTTTAGGCGCGCCGTCGCGGTTTATCGAGCGGATTACGGGGGAACGCGCTTCGAGGCAAAAGGCGACGGCGACAGCTGAACAAATCGCGCAATACAAAAACGGCTTATCCTTAGCCAATGCGCAAAGCCTCGCCCAACAAAAGCGGTTGCAAAAAATGCTGGATGACCTGTCAGGACTGGACAGGCAACAAAAGACCCTGCACCGCGGCTATAAAAACGATTTAAAAGCCCTGGAATACGAAGAACAGCATTTGCGCGATCTCGGGCAACACTATACGCGCACCATTGGCAAGGTTGAGGCCAAAGGCAACGAGCTTCTCACCCGTAAAGAACAACTGGAGCAACGAGGTGCAAAGCTGGAAGAGCGGTTAACGCCTTTTGAAGAAAAGCTTAAGGCCATTGCGGAAGAAGCAACACAACTCGACGATGCCGAAGGTCGGCTCCCAGTCGAGGGTCGGCTCCCAGTCGAGGGTCGGCTTCCTGGCCAAATCAAAACCCTCGTCGGGAAGTTCCAGAAGCAATACCAGGCGGTGGAAGCCAACAAGGAACGGCTTAAGGGGGTCTCCCGAGAAACCTCCCCCGAGCTGTTCTCCCGCCATCAAAAGCTGGTTCGGGAATTGGGGGCTTTGCGTAAAGAAACAGAAACCGCCATCCAGTCCAAGCATCAGGAATTGTCAGGAACCCACCAAAGGGTCGCCTCGGAACTGGGCCGCTTGCAACAGGATTACCAGGCCATGGAAGCGGAAGGGCAATTGATCCGGCGGGGACAGGAAAAGCTGGAGCGTAAAAAACGGTATGTGGACACCTACCAGGGAATGCTGGAGCCGGAACTGCAGAAGTTTACCCAAGACCAGGAAGCGTTTAAGCGCCAAGCAGAAAAATTAAAGACCTTCCAACAGAAACTGGACGACCTGGAACAAGGATATACCGCCAAGAAGGGCGAAGCAGAAACCTTGCAAAAGGAATTGACGGGCACGTCCGCTTACCGAGACCAATTGGTGGGCCGCTTGCAATCGTTGCAACAAGACCTTGAGTCCCACACGCAAAAATACCAGGAGCGGGCTGGACGGTCAGCCCTTATAAAAGCGGGCGCGATGGGCTTGGCGACGATGGGGGCGGGTTCCGCTTTGGGGCTTGGGTCGGGCTTAACCAACCTTGCAACAGGGTTAACAGTGTTTGGGACGTTGAACAGTGTTAAGAATGACCTTCAAAAGAATTTGCAAAAGTTTGGGGCGTATACGGACTTTTCTGCGGAAGAGTTGGGAACGGGCGGCATCCCTGACTGGAATAAAACACCCCTGAACCGCGTGGATTTCAAGTCAAAAGTGTTTGATACCAAGGTTAAGATGCCAGAGTTTGGAAACTTGGCACAAAGCGTCAAGCATTTTGAGATGCCGACCCTGCCAAGGTTAAGCGAATTGCCGCAGTTGAGCGCGGTTCTTGGAAACATCCGCTCTGCTGAAGACATTGCAAACCTTGGCGTTTTGCCTGGCAGTACGGCACGGTCAGTGAACCGTTCCTTGCTGAACCCGCAGTTGATGCAAACTTTCCAATCCCTTATAAAATCAAGAGGACGCGCCCCCACAGGACGCGTCTCCGCGGGACGCGCTTCCAATAACAAGAACCATCCTAAAAAGGGGGGCGCGTCCTTGCTGCTTCTGCCCCGTGGCGGGTTCGGAGGGCTTCGTTATGGACGCTAACCGGATTAAACACCTCACGGAATATTTTGAAACCTTAAAGCGCAAGCGGGAGCGGTGGGAAGGCGTATGGGCAGATATTGACCGCTTTGTCTGCCCGCAAAACCCGATGAAGAACGATAAGAAGATTTTTGACTCAACGCCTATATGGTGCCGTGAGCAATTGGCATCAGGTTTACAAATGCTCTTAGTGAACCCTTCTTATCCCTGGTTTACTTTGCAAGCAAAACGCACAGAAGATCGCCAAGCTTTAAACGACATAACCTCCGAAGACCCTGCCTTAGAGGATCCCGACCTCAAACTCTGGCGCGACGGGGTGGAATCGCAAATCTACCAGGTCTTTTCCAACCCCTTTAACAATTTTTATAACCAGGCCCATACGTTTTTCCTCAGCTTAACAGGGCATGGGACAGCTGTGTTTTACATCGAAGAAGCGCAAGAGCTTCCCGACCTGATGTTTTTCCGCACCCTTGACCTGAAGGAGTGTTTTTTTGAGGAGAATTCTTGGGGAAAGGTTGAGACCCTTTACCGTTTCTTCCTCCTTCCCGTCCAAAACGCCGCCAGAAAATGGGAGAAAGACCCTGTGTTTCAAAAAATGCAACGCGAGAACAAGCAAGACGAGAAAGTGGAAATCCTTCACGTGGTGCAAAAGAATGCCGAGAAAAAAGGCTTCCCTTTTGAGTCGGTCTATATTGATTTCGGGAATACGCGGCTGATCGAAGAAGGGGGTTACGGCTATTTCCCGTTTCTGGTAACGCGCTGGATGGTGGAAGACGCTGATGGTTATGGTTCTGCGCCTGGCTGGCATGTGATGCCGGATATTAAGCTTTTAAACACCTTGCGCCAAGACCATATCAAAATCATGAAGAAAGCTCTTGACCCGCCCTTGCTTGTGCCAGAAAACGGCTACCACTTGCCTTTGTCGATTACGCCAGGCTCTATCAACTTTTACCGCAATGGGATAGCTGACCCTATCCGGCCTGTCTCACCGATGGAAAACGTGCAAATCTCTTTTGAAGAGATGGCACAATGTCGGGAGGCCATCCGGCAAGCTTTTTATATCGACATTTTCCGCATGGGAAAAGAGTCCAAGGAAATGACGGCGGCAGAAGTGCAGATGCGCTCGGAAGAGCAAATGCGCCTGATGGGGGCGATTGTCGGGCGGATTGAAACGGAGTTTTTGAACCCCTTAATATTGGCTGTGTACCAGATTCTGGATAAATATGGGCGCATCCCACCCCCGCCTTCGCGGGGGCAGGGGCAAAGGCAAAGTTCGAGCGACCATCCCACCATTGAGATCGACTATATCTCGCCGCTGTCACGCTCGCAGAAATCAGCAGCTTATAATAGTACGGAAGCGGTGTTAGGCTTTTTGCAACGTTCAGGCATCTCTAACATTTACCCTGAAATTTACGACAACCTCAATTGGGATAAGGTGCTCAAGAAGTTTGTCGACCTTAAGGGCGTGCCTCAAGATATTTTGAACACCGAGGAGGAAAAAATCCAGATACGCCAGAAGCGTGCCCTTCAGATCGAACAGATGCAGCAAATGCAACCCCCGCCTTCGCGGGGACAAGGCTTGGGAGGTGCATGATGATTTTGGATTTTGACAAGCTGATGTATCCCCAATTGAAAGATCGGCAACGCCAACCTTACGACACGAGTGTCTCTGGCACGAGTGTCTCTGGCACGAGTGTCTATGACCTGGACAGGATGCGCCAGGCTTACCGTGATACCTTTTTATCGGACAGCGGCAGGGTTGTGTTGGCGGACATCGCCCAGCGAGGCTTGCTGCATACGGTGAGCTTTACGGGAGCAGCTTCCGGCACGGACTTTAACGAAGGCAAGCGCGCCCTTGCCCTGGAAATCCTTCAGCTTTTAAACCCTAACCCCATCCACAACATTATAGGAGACCACGATGACGGAACAAGCCAGTTTGATTGAAACAACGATTGCGCAAGCAGTCGAGGGTCGACACCCTGTCGAAGGTCGACACCCTAAGGAACCAACATCCCCGCCATCCGACCCATTAACCAACAATTCCGCCGATGCGTCTGTGGAGGAGATACGTGTCCTTAATTGGCGAGACGGATTGCCGGATGAGTTAAAAAATACACCCTCGCTTGCCAAGTTCAAGGACGTGGAAAGCCTGGCTAAATCCTACCTGGAAGGCGAGAAAACTTTTAGCAGCCGTATCGCCATCCCCAAAGAGGATGCGCCCGATGCGGATTGGGAGGCGTTTTATAAGAAGATGGGACGGCCAGAGGATAAGAAATATGTACCGGACGAAGAGCGGGCAGCGGACGAGGAAGCCCTGCTGGCTGCTTATGAGGGGATGCTATACGACAGCGGCTTGAATCTCCGGCAGGGCCGCCAGGTGTTTGCCAAAATGCGGGAATTGTCGGCCAAGATGGAAGAAGAAGGGACAAAGGCACGCGAATCCGAGCGCCAGGAAAACCTCAAAATTTTGGAGCAAACCTTTGGTGACCGGATGGATGTGAAGGTAAGCCAGATCAAGGCAGCCTTGGGAAAATTTGGCGCGGACGCATCCGGCAATCAAGTTTTAGCGGCTTTGGTTGAGCAAACAAACTATAACCCCTATTTGGTGCAGTTCTTGAGCAGTGTCGGAGAATCGCTAGCTTCTGACCGTTTGGTGACGGGGGATGCGCCTTCCTTGCCAACGTCACGGGAATCAGCGTTAGCGGAGATCAAAAGACTTGAATCCGACGAGGCTTTCCAGGTAAACTACCAGGCAAGCGATATTGAGAAGCGTCAGGACGCGATTAAGCGGATGGACAGTCTTTACAAGGTCGCCTACGGAGGGTTGCCCTCCGACAAGACGTCCGATATATAATCTCGTCCAGAGCCCGTGTTTCTAGCGGATAACTCCTAAAGGATAAGACATAGAAGAAGTCTCAAAGTATTGAGAATTTTTTCAACGTTAACCTTAAGGAGCTATCCTCATGTCCATTCAACAGCTTCCCGCCATACGGGAGCAATTCAACGCCAATTTAAAAATGTCCCTTCAGCAGGAGGGATCAATTCTCTCCAAACTCGTGCAAAACGAACTGATGGAGCACGAGGTTGAGCATTTTACGACCCTGGGCACGGCGGAAGCCTTGCAGCGGCCTCATGTTGACGCTGCCGGCCATGTTGTCGCTTTTGGGGCGGACAACGTCGGCTATAACATTGCCGACACGGTGGCGATCCGCCAGATTCCCCTGCAACGGCGTCAATTAAGCGCCCAGATGATTTACTGGAACGCCTGTTTAGACAGGGGCGATAACCTGAACATGCTGATTGACCCCAAGAGCAAGTATGTAAAACTTGCCGCGAACGCCATGGGGCGGGACTGGGACAGGAAGATTATTGCCGCCTTTGGCCGGACGGTGCCTGGTAAAAAGGTTAATGATGCCCAGAATGGCCTTGACCTGAGCTACCCCTTTCTGACGGCCAGCAACATCGTGCCTTTGCACGCCATGCTGGCGGTCGGGGCGGCGGACGGAAACGGGGAACTTGCTGAGCCCGCCACAACCGTCATCATGGGCGGGGCTGATGAGGATGCTCAAAAGCTAAACCGCGCCGCTTCCAAACTCACCATTAAAAAGCTGATGGCAGCGCGGCAGCGGTTGAAGCGCACCTATCCTTCCCAACAGGAGAAATTTTACCTTCTGTGTACGGTTGAGCAAGTGACCGACCTGCTGGAAGACCCTGCTGTGACCAGCATCGACTATAATACGGTGCGGGCGTTGGTGTCGGGGGACGTTGACGCCTTTATGGGCTTTACCTTTATCCTCACAGACTTGCTGCCAGCCCGCATTGGTTTGGCGGATGCGGCTTTAGGGAACTTAAACCCCCTCTACACGTTCCGTGATTGTTATGCGTTTGCGGAAAGCGCCATGACGTTTGGGCGGGTAAAGGGAGCATTTATAACCCGCATTGACGAACTCCCCTTGAACCACTATGCCCACAGCATTTATGTGGCGGATTCCGTAGGCTCTGCCCGTATGGAGGACAAGGGGGTTGTTTGCATCAAGTGCGCAACCCCTTATGTGGCGGCAGACCATGCCCATTTACCACTGCTGGCGGCCAACGGCGCGAACGCGGATGCGTGCAACGCGGCTGCCCGCTTACTGTTTACCTAGACGGCAGGATAAGGGCGCATGGGCGGAAAAACCTATCAGAACGTGATCGCCAAAGCCTGCGCTCTTCTGGGCGTGGAAATGGGCGTGTCCCGAACGTCTACAGCGACGCGGGCGGAGAAACTGTCCAGGACGTTTATCGAATCGGCCATGGAGGAAGCGTACGTGGCCTGCCCCTGGCCGTTTTCGGTGGCGCAGTTTCGGGATTATACGCCTGATAAGCCTTTAGCGTTTGAACAGGTTAAGCTGCGGGAGGCAGACACTCTCCCTGACCAGCAGCTTCCCATCAATGATTGCTTGAGTGTCCTGTCTATTGCCCCTTCCCAGGGTCGGGAATGGCATACGGACGCCTACCGTCACCTGTGGATCAAGGGCGGCACAATCGAGGCGTGCTTTTACCAATCCCGCGCGATGCTGGACGGATTGCTCGGCATACAAAGGTCTGTTCTCCTCACCTCCTATTCCGTCCTGGACGATATTGACCTCGACAGAAACGAAGAATCCGTCCCCGACCTCTACGCCGCCCTGGCTGCTTTTAGCCTGGCGGCGGATGTGGCTTATTCGCTCCAGTCGGATGCGGCTTTTGCGGACGGGCTACGGTTGCAATACCTCAAGAAACTGGAAGAGTGCAAGCGGCAGGTGCGGTTGGAAGGATTTATCCAAAATGCTTACCGTTCGTTCCCAATCTAAAGAAAAAGGATGCACAGCATGGCAACAGAAACATCAACCTGGGTTTATGGTGCGCGCTCCTCGTTTGCGGCAGGGGAACTGACGCCAACCATTGAAGGGCGGGTAGATTTACCCCTGTACCAGAATGGGGCGAAGAAAATTATTAACTGGATGATCTTGCCCTCCGGCAGCCTCACCCGCCGCCCAGGGACGGATTTTATATGGTCGAAGGGAAAAGAGGATACGGATGCCCCCACACCCCTCAAGCTTTTTGATTATGCCATTTTGGACAAGGAAGACGCTTTGTATGCCGAACGCCAGAAAGAAGGGGGTGAGGCAAGGGATGAGGAAGGGGATGAGGAAGGAGATGGCCAAGGTGGAGGAAACGGACAACGCCAAGAAAACGAAGGGCAGGACGGTCAATGAGATACAGCCGGCAAACACGGATGATAAACCTTCCCTATTCACGGGAATTGTCGCTGCTCTTGGTGTTGGAGCGGACATCCAAAGGGCATTTGCGCATTAACGTGTTTTATAACGGAGAA